ATGCGTTCCAGTGCAGCCTTGCCGTCGGGCGACATGATCAGTTCGTCCAACACGCCCTGGTAGATCGCTTCGGCCTTGGCCTTGACTTCGTTGTACTGGGCTTCCCAGGCGGCTTGTGCGGCCTCTGCTGCCGCTCGACCAGGCGTGATCGGGTAGTCGAAAGCACCCTGCCAGTAGCAGAAATTGCTGATGTTCGGCCGCAGCTTGGCCGTACCGGCAACGATCATGGCGCGCTTTTCGTCCTCGTCGGGTTCGTCCACTTCAGGGCACTTGCCCAGGTGTGCGGTGTGCTTGGCGATGTACGCAGCCTTCTGCTGCGACAAGCGCAGCATGGCGTGTTCGGTTTGGGCCTTGGTGAGCGCGGCCATGATCAGACCTTGGCGTCCATGTGGGCCACCAGCGCCGCAATGCCGGCACGCAGCTCTTCGATCTTGGCCGTCAACGCCTTCGGCTTGGCGCTGATGGCCTCGCACTTGGCGATTTCGGCCTCGGCCTGAGCGATGGCGTCGAACAGCTCGTCGTCGGTCTTCTTGGCGATGTCGTCGCCATTGATCAGGGTCTTGGTGGTGATCTTCAGCATGATGGATTGCTCCTGGGGTTGGGGTTGGGGTTCGCCAGCGCGAACCTGGTCGGGCCATTGCTCTTTGTCGAGCCAGAACTCGAAAGGAAACTGCCGCGAACGACGTGCGCGGGAATCGGTGCTTTCGTCGAGTGCTTGAGCCATCTCGAACTTCATGTCGAAGTACCGACGAAGGTATTCGCGAGACATGAAACGCTCGCCAGCCACAACGATGAAGTCAGCTTCTGTTGCTTGGTTTTCTTCACAGGTGCCCAGCTTTACAGCGAAGTCGCGAATCTGTTGCCGTCGCCCGCTCGCTGTGTCGCTTCGCTTGTACTTTTCGCAAAAGACGCTGTCGTTTTCCAGCACCATCACGACACACTGCAATCGACGCGCATCTTCAGCGCGTGTGGTTGTCATCTACACCTCCACTTTCACAGTCTCGCCCCAGGGGGCGACCTTGTTGTTGATCGAGCACCAGAGCACGGGAAAATCCGGCGGTGCTTCGGGAAATGGGCCTTCAAGGTCGGTGAGATACACCAGGCATGACGGCGTGATGCCGTGTTCTTCGAGCCAGACAAACGGCGGCCGAAAATCCGTGCCGCCTCCGCCGTGGCACTTGACGACGAAGGGATCGTCGGGGTCCAGCTCAGCCACGTGATTGACCCGTGCATCGCATGAAAGCACGTAGGTCTTCAGAGGCGTGGCTGCCTCACGGGCTGATGCCGTCTCAGCGCTGAATGCCGACAGCACCTTGGTGTTGATGGAGCCCGAGTCGTCAGTGACAACCACCAGGGTCTCCATCTCTTGACTGAAGCGGCCAGGTAAGAACACGCCCATAGCTAAGGCTTTGCGGCTGGGCTTCATCCAGTCGTAGCCGTTGCGGCCACGTTCAGTGATGAAGCGGCGCAGCAACGTGCGCCAGTCCGCTTTGCTGTCGAGCATTTCGTTGATGAAACGCTCGATGTTGGCGGGCATCTTGCCGGCTTTGCGTGCAGAGTTCGCCGCTTGCACCACAGCAACCATCCAGTCCTGCGCGCGAACTTCGTCGGACTTGCTGGACTTGGGCGAACGCAGCGCGTCGAACGGCTTAGCGCTGCCCGACTCTTCTGGCAGCAGGTTGTAGACCTTGTCCGCGGACATGCCGGCGTACTTGGGGTCATACAACCAGGTGTGGGGGATGCTGAACCCGGCACCCTTGAGCATCGCGTTGATGACGTAGTCACCAGCGCGATTCCAGCGATCCGGGTTCCGGTCGCCCAGCCGAGCCATGTGCTGCCATATGCAGTGGCCGACCTCGTGGGCCACGCTGCTCTTGCGCACTTCATGCGAATTGGCGCGCACCCAGGCCGGGTGATAGTAGATGTACTCGCCGTCCGTGGCGAGCGTCGGTGGATTGAGTCCCTCGTCTTCCATGAGTGGCAGGCGAAGTGCGAGTGCACCGAAGAACGGCTCAAAGCGCAGCATGTGAATGCGCGCCTTGATCATCGCGGTCTCGGCTTCCTTGTCGCGGTTCATCTGTTAATTCCCAAGGCGGTAATGAGGGTGTCGTCAAAAACGTCTTCGCCGACATTGGACGCAACATGCAACGGAAGTCGCACGCCGTTGCCGTCGCCGTCGCCGTAGCCGTCGCCGTCGCCGTTGCCGTAGCCGTCGCCGTAGCCGTAGCCGTCGCCGTTGCCGTTGCCGTTGCCGTTGCCGTAGCCGTAGCCGTAGCCGTTGCCGTAGCCGTTGCCGTTGCCGTAGCCGTTGCCGTCGCCGTCGCCGTCGCCGTAGCCGTAGCCGTTGCTAAGTGGATTTTTCATGACCACCCGGTGCACTTGATGGAAAATAACAAGTGTTTTTTGTTGATAGCCACCGATCCACAGAATTCCAATTTGGTTTCGTCGGTCGGCCCTTGAGTAGCAAGCTGTCCGAGCCCGTTGGTTGTCCCCCAGCGCCGAATGCAAGAGGCTTCGCCGATGGAAATTTCATTGGTCGGAGAATACGAATCTTGGTATCCAGTCAACACCCAACCTGACGTGATGACGAAGATGTAGCGCTGTTTCATATTTTGGGCAGTCCGGAAAGGCGCCACTCGATGAGCAGCGGCATAAGGTGTAGGCGATAAGGCAGCAGCGGGTTGTTGAGCGCCCACTTGAACGAGTTGACGCTGTTGCCATGGTGATCGAGCCAGGCGTCTTCAAACTCGTCGGCATGCTTTCGAAGCAACCCGTCACCGGACTCCCGGTCGTTCTGCATGCGGATAATCAACGCTATCGCCTCATCAATAGTGAGGTCGTCGCAGATCACCAGCCAGCCCGTGCCAAGATCGCGTCAGCCTTGTCAGCGACGTGCCGGCGCAGGCTCTTGTCGGCCTTCAAGCGCTCGGTGGGCACCAGCATTACGTCGATGTCGGCGGCAAGCTGCGTGATCGCCGGATCGTTGTTGATGTTGAGTGCCGGCAGCAAGCCGACCAGCTCGCGGGCGTTGCCCATGAGCGACTCGTAAATCTTGCCGTCCTTGGCGCCGCAACGGTCGCTGATGCGCTTGACGACCTCCTTGGCGCGTTCAAGGCATTCGCGCACCATGCGCTGTTGACGTTCCTCGTACTCGCGCTGCAGGTCGGCCTTGATTTGGCCGACATGGTCGGTACTGAGGCTGACCCGGAAGTCGTCGGCCGTGGCCAGCGGCATGACGCTGACCTTGAAGCTGAACTTGTCGCGGACGTCGGCCGGGTAGTCTTCAGGGTCGTACATCTTGCCCAGTTCCTTGCGCGCTGCTTGCACGAAAGAGGGGTAGCCGGCCACGAAATCATTGACCTTGTTCTCGAACTTGAAACGCAGCTCTTGCATCTTGTCGGTGTAGCCCTCGAACAAAGGCACGGGCAGGATGCGATCACCGTTGTCGCCCCAGGTCAGCGACATCTTGGCATGCAGTTCGCGGGCTTCGGAGACGACGCTCACGATGTTGGCCAGCGAGTCACGCGGCAGCAGGCTCTTGTTGAAGTTGCCTGCGCCGTACTGGGCTTCGTTGGCCTTCACGACATCGCTCGTGACCTTCTTGTCCCGCTTGCGAGCTTGCCACTGGCTGATGTTCAAGGACACCAGCAGAGCGCGTTCTTCGATGGGCTTGGCTTGAGTCATAGTCAATCCTTCAGTGCGTGGAACACCTGTTCTGCGGTATACGCGGCGTAAATGTCCCGCATGTGCGAGTGATAGCCGCTCTGCCCTAGTCGAACGACGCGAGCGATGAACGCATCGCGTCTGGTCGGGCCCATTTGTTTCCACCGCTTCAGTTGGCCAGGGCTCGTAGCGATCAACGCCGTCTTCATCAGCTCGTGTTTGCGCAGGCTGAGTCGTGGCAGACCGATCTGCGCCATCAGTGCTTTCCACTGCACTTCGCGCCCAGTCGCCGACTTCGGGCACACAGTGTGCAGAAAAGGCCCCATGATGTCGTCGAAGATCACAGCACGATGTCCTTGTGGCGCAGAGCCCAGTCACGAAACGCCGGCGTGAGGCGAATCGCCGACACCTTGTTGCCGGCGTCACGCACGAACAACACCGACATTTCCTGCTGACCCATGCGGTCCATGTAGGTCAGCATCTTGGTGAAGTTGGCCTCGGTCACGGCGTCGCCCAGCATAGTGGCGATGGCGTACTGCGCGCTGGGGATGGTGGGCAGCTTGGCCTTGCTCGGATTGGCAACCACCTCGGCCACGTCAGGCAGCTCGGCCACGTGTTGCATGAAGCCGCGGTGTTCGATGGCGGCCGCTTCGCCGACCGTGCCCCGCACCAGCTCGAACTGGATGTCCTGCGGGGTGTTGGACTGCCTGAGCAGCCGATCCACGAAGACCCAGGTGCGCGGGCTGGGGAACGCCGGCTCCTTGGCTTGAGCGTTGAACTTGTGGAGCAGCTCCTTGCGGAAGCGCAAGAACGCCACCAGCTCGGCGGCCACGCCGTTGGCCTTGGCGAACGCCACCCATTCTTCGAGGTCCGCATCAAAGTTCAAATGGACGATGCGGTTGGCCAGCGGGCCGGCCATGCGGACGATGTTGCCGCGGTCCGACTCGCGGTTGCCGGCGGCCACGATGGTCCAGCCCGGCGGCAGCTTGTAGTTGCCCACCTCGCCGGTCAGCATGAGCTGATAGCAGCTCGCGCTGGTCATCTTGTCGGCCAGGTTCAGCTCGTCGAAGAAGAGCAGTCCCTTGCCGCTGGTGGGCATGAACTCGGCAGGCAGCCAAGTCATCACGCCGCGCTTCGCATCGGGGTACGGGAACCCCTTGATGTCGGTCGGATCGAGATTGGCCATGCGCACGTCGCGCAGCTCCAACTTCAACGTCTTGGCGACCTGGGCGACGACATCGGACTTGCCGACGCCGGCAGGCCCCCAGATCATCGCCGGCAGTCGTGCCAGGATGCAGACCTTGAGGGATTGAATGACTTGACTGGGCTTCATGGTTTGTGATGAGTTAGGTGTAGGGTGGCGCACCGGCTGTCGTGCGCCTCGCGCTGCAGCCAGTAGTCCACCGACTCCAGGCCTTCAGGCTTCTTGGTGCTGGGCATACCGAACGCGGAGAAGCCACCCGGCGCGCACTGCCAGCCGGCCGGCGTGAACACGTACAGCCACTCGCCGCCGGTCTCTTGGGTCAGCACGCAGAGGGCGTCGAGGTCGGCCGAGACCGCCGCAGGCGACGGGTCTTCGTGTGGGCGAGTGGTCGTGTAGAACTTGATCAGATCGAAGTTCGATTCCAGGCTGCTGAAGTCGCCGCCGGCCAGCAGCGCACGCACCTTGTCTTCGGAGTTGTAGTGCTCTTGCAGGATCGGTCCGTGGTGGCTCGGATAGCCGTCCCAGTGGCAGTAGACCGACAGGTAGGTGTTGTCCGCGTTGCGGATGGCGATGCGAGAGCGGGTGCCCATGAT